TCCCGCTTATTCTTTCGGTGGTTACGCCAGTCATTAAAGCTGTTAAAGATGCTTTTGACAAGATCAAGAAAGCCATTGACGACAATTCAGAATCACTACAGCCATTTTATGACACTATGGAAAAGATATGGAAATTCGTCAAAGAGTATTGGGCACCATTTATGGGCGGTTATTTTACAACTGTCATCAAAGTTCTTGCTGCTGCGGTGGTTGTTCTAGTTACTGCATTTGCGACATGGGTGAATATTTTGAACGATGTTTATACTGCACTATCAAAAGTTTTCAATTTAATCAATGGCAATCCATTCTTGAAACCGTTACTGGGTCCATTGGGGCTACTTATCCCACAAAGCGGTACCAATAACGCTTTCAACGATACTTATGCCTATGGCGGGGGTCGTGCAGTCGGTGGATCGGTTTTGGGTGGAACCTCTTACATGGTGGGCGAACGTGGTCCAGAATTATTTACGCCATCAGGTAGCGGAACGATCACACCGAATAATCGCATGGGTGGTAACACTTTCAACATCACCGTTAATGGTGCAATTGATTCCGAGGGTACGGCTCGAAGCATCATCAACGTGCTAAATAACAGCTTCTATCGTGGCACAAATGGTGCGAATAGTCTGCAATTCTCATGACATTATTTAATCCCATTTGGAAAGTAACGATTGGTGGTGTCGAATACACGTCAGCGGTACTGGCTAATTTGACCATCAATTCAGGGCGAACCAATATCTATGAGCAAGCCAATGCCGGTTATATAAACCTTGAAATTATCAATTTGGATCAATCAAATGTTGCCATCGCGATTAACGATTCTTTGAGTGTTCAATTAAAGGATTCAACCGATACTTTTGTCGCCATCTTTGGTGGTTCGGTAGTGGATGTGGCTATTTCAATCGGTGAGATTGGTAGCGTGGGATTTAGCCAAAGAATTAAAATCATCGCTGTCGGGGCATTAGCCAGATTACCAAAAGCATTGACCAATGGAGTCTTGGCAAAAAAGTTTGATGGAAATCAGATTTATGACATTTTGAAAACTGTTTTGTTTGATTCATGGCAAGAGGTGCCACAGGCTTTAACATGGGCTACGTATTCGCCAACTACTAAGTGGGCAAATGCTCAGAATTCCGGATTAGGAGAAATCGATAGACCAGGCAATTATGAACTGGCAGCTAGATCAAGTGACCGGACGGACGTTTATTCACTTGTTTCGGCTTTGGCAACTTCTGGACTTGGTTACATTTATGAAGATGCCAATGGTCAGATTGGCTATGCAGATTCAACGCATCGAAGCCAATATTTAGCCGCCAACGGATATGTCGAAATTACCGCCAATGATGCTCTCGGATCAGGATTGACGATCCAGCAACGTGCCGGAGATGTGCGTAATTCAATCACTTTGAAATACGACGCAACTTCATCATCTGAAAAGTCTGCATCCGATAGCGAGTCAATCGGTACTTATGGAGAACTGGCTCAAATTATCAGCACGACTTTGCATAATGCTGCCGATGCCCAAGATCAAGCTGATTTCTATTTAAGCCTTCGGGCGTTTCCGCAATACAATTTCAACGCAATAACCTACGAATTGACCAATCCAGAAATTGACGATTCGGATCGGGATAATCTCATCAAGGTTTTTATGGGTATGCCGGTCTCCATTTCGGACTTACCTCTAAACATGAGCAGCGGCAATTATTTGGGCTTTGTTGAAGGATGGACATTTTCTGCGGCATACAACCAAATAAGCGTTACTTTGAATTTGTCTCCGATATCATTCTCATTGCAGGCAATGCGCTGGAATGACGTCCCAATAACTGAAAAATGGAACACCATCAATCCAACATTGGATTGGCTAAACGCCACAATCGTGGCATAAGGAGAAAACATGAGTAACCCAACCACACCGTTTTCGTGGCAAATGCCAACGGCGACGGATTTAGTTACGGACTTGCCAGCCGATTTTGAGGTTTTTGGCCAAGCTGTAGCAACATCAATGGCCGATCTTTTGGGCGGCACTACTGGACAAATTCTTGCAAAAAACTCAGCCACCGACATGGATTTTGTTTGGACAACAGCCAATCCCGGTGACATTACAGGCGTTACAGCTGGCACCGGTATTTCAGGCGGTGGCACATCCGGTACAGTTACAGTTTCAATTGATACAGCGGTCACAGCTGATTTGACTACAGCTCAAACATTGACCAACAAAACATTGACAGCACCGGTCATCAACTTGGCTTTGAATTCACAAACCGGCACGACTTACACATTTGCTTTGACAGACAATGGTAAATTGGTGACAGCATCAAATGCATCAGCGCAAACTTATTCAATTCCAACAAATGCAACAACAGCATTTCCAATTGGCACACAAATAAACTTGATCCAAATTGGTGCTGGTCAGGTAACTGTTTCAGCTGCCACACCGGGAACAACAACAGTTTCATCAAATGCTGCAACACCGGCTGGCCCAAAATGTCGCAATCAATTTGCGGCTTTGACTTGCATTAAGGTTGCAACAGATGTTTGGTATGTAATTGGAGACATTGCATAATGCCAATTCTAGGAATTATAGACGGAGGCAGATTACGCATAAATCCGCCAACAACTGTTGAATACTTGGTCATTGCAGGTGGCGGCTCAGGCGGCGGTCAAACAGGTGCGCCATCAAGAGGTCAATCAGGCGGCGGCGGCGGTGCCGGTGGTTTTAAAACGGCAACAGGTTTATCGGTTGCAACTGGTTCTCCAATAACTGTAACTGTTGGCGCAGGTGGGTCGGCAAACACAAACGGATCAAACTCGGTGTTTAGTTCAATTACATCAACCGGCGGCGGTACAGGTCGCGGTGCAAATGTCGCTGGTTCAACAGGTGGATCAGGCGGCGGCGGCGGTGGTACAACAGGAACCGCTGGTGCTGGCACGGCTGGTGAAGGTAACAACGGAGCCGCTGGTAATGGTTTTGCAGGCGGCGGCGGCGGCGGTGCCGGTGCGGTTGGTACCGCAGGATTTCTTAATCTTGGTTCATATAATGGTGGTGCTGGGGGAAACGGCACATCCTCATCCATAACAGGCACAGCCGTAACTTATGGCGGCGGTGGCGGTGCTGGTTCAGGTGGCACAAATACACAGGCAATCTTGTCGCAGGGCATAGGCGGCTCAGGTGGCGGCGGTAATGGCGCAGGATCAGGTGCAAGCACAAACACGGCTGCCGTTGCTGGCACAGCAAATAGAGGCGGCGGCGGTGGTGGTTCAACGGTTGACACAGGATTTACAGGCGGTGCTGCTGGTGGTTCAGGTTTTGTCTGTATCCGTTACCCAGACACATTTGATTTAGCGGTCGCAACAACTGGATCACCAACAATCACAACAAGCGGTGGATACAGAATTTACCAATGGACTGGATCAGGATCGGTGACTTTCTAATGGCACACTTTGCAGAGCTAGACGAAAACAACATTGTGACAAATGTGATTGTTGTCAATAACAATGAATTGATTGATGATCATGGCAATGAATTAGAGCAAAAAGGCATTGATTTTTGTGTTGCTCACTTTGGTGGTCGTTGGATTCAAACCTCATACAATGCAACATTTCGCGGTGTTTATGCTGGTATTGGTTACAGTTACGATGAAGCATTAGATGTGTTCATCAATCCGAATGTTTTTGAAGATGCTCCAATCACAGAATAATTGGATCGCATCAAAAAATGCAGCTGAATTAAATATTGTCAGCGTTCCCATTGAGGGTACAAAGATCAAGGTGCGATGTGCAAAAGCCGTTGCGCCGTTGATTGCTGGGTTCTGCGCCGAATTCCACAAACTCATCGAACCCATTGATGGCGGGGCTTTGGATGACTGGGGCTATTGCTTCCGGATGGTACGCGGATCAACTGACAAACTCTCCAACCATTCATCCGGTACAGCCATCGATCTCAATGCGACGAAACATCCTCTAGGAAAAGCCGGAACATTCCCAAATGAAAAAGTACCCATGATCCGGGCTTTGGCAAAAAAATACGGAATGATTTGGGGTGGAGATTTCAGATCGCGTCCAGATGAGATGCACTTTGAAATAGCCATAACGCCAGCCAAAGCAGCTGCGTTAATCGG